ATATACCAGGAACTCCTGCTCCTGGTATGAATTACACAATTCAAACTCAAGGTGCTCCATTCCAATTTAGTGAGACTTATCTGACTCCTGGAGTGGCAAAGGAAACATGGATAGACAGAAAAACAACGGAAGATTCCGTAACAAATACTATATCAGTCTTTACACAGTAATCTTTTTTTTACTAATGACATTGACTGGATCTACAAGATCCAAAGCAGAACAAGCACCATCAAATACCAACATTGCAGGACCCTCAGCATCTGCCACTGGTAATGTAACCAATCAGGCAGTTCAGGTGCTTCAGGGTCCCTTTGCCTTGAATACTTATGGTGGTGGAGTCTCCTGTCAAGGACCAACACTAAACTTTCAAACATTTGGATACAATAATACGAATATGAGTAATGATCCAACTAGTTATCAAACTGGATCATTAAACTTTGGTCTTTCAGCAGGATTTTCAATTCCTCTTGATGGATCACTACAAGAACTTTGTAAAACCAGAGCTCGTACAGAAATTACTAGACAACAAGCAGAGGCAGATAAGGCTCGTCTTGATTTTGAACTAGTTAGATTACTTAAGTGTGGTGAAGCATTAAAAAGTGGAATTTCATTCCATCCACAAAGTCCTTATGCAAAAATCTGTGCAGATATAGTTGTGAAATACCCACGAGTACAGGATGTAGCAAATGGAAATCAAACCAATCCAAATAAGAAGTGAAGCTCCACCTATTATTCCTACAATAGAACCTCCTGTTACTCGCAGAACAGAACAGTCGGTGATACCGCAAATTGATATGCCAATTATCAATATGCCTAATACAACTATAAAGTATCCGGTGATTGATGTTCCGACTCAAGAAGAGTTTGATGCGGCAGTCAGAGCAGAACAAAAGAAAAAGGAAGAGGAACCCGAAGAAAAATCTAGAGGACTTCCTGATAGTAAACCTATGTTACCGCAGATACAAGTTCCTCAAGAATCTACACAAGATAGGATAATCAAGGAAACTAATACCACTACAAATCTAGGAGTACCCGTCATTGAAGTACCAATCGTCGGAGAAGTTCCAGTTCCTCCAAAAGAACAGGTTATACTTGCTGGCACCACTGCTACTGCTTCTGTCGCTGCGGCTCTTGTTGGCAAATCTTTGGTGGAATGGATGGTAAATAAAATGAAACCCGTTGTTCAACAGATATTCGTAAGGGGTAAGAAACTCCTTAATAGAGATCTTACCCCATATGAACTTCAAATTTATTTTGCGTTTGAAAAAAGTGCTTCTCTAAAAAAAGTTAACAAATTACTCAAAAAAGAACATAAGAACGAAAAGAAAGAACAATATAAAAAGTTTTACTCAAAGTAATCAATATTTGCCCTCTACACAATACTCCGATTTCTTATTTGGAGTATAAGGTTTTAATCCCTCTTGTGGTTTCATCCATCCACAACCAATCAACCATTCCATTGTCATTGGTGTTGGACGAACCTGTTCCCATAATGGACCTTTGACACACATTTCCAACTTTTGTGCAGTTACATTTGATTGTTCTTCTGCCCAATTAGCATCTGCTTCCCAAGGAACAGCACGACTCTGCCCCATAGACTCATAAGAAAGTCGTGTGGTCTTCATTACCCATGAGGGAATCTCAGAGTCCTGATGGACTTGTGCCATAAAGGATGTTTGTAATCCACCTCCCATACAGTCTTGAACGGTGTGCCATCCTTCATGTCTTAAAGTTCCAAGAAACTCTCTAGGATCTTTTAAAAGTTCTTCGTTAATAAAGAAACGATTATATTCTGGTTTATATAAACCTATCGTTCTTGGTGTAAAATATCTACTAGGAGCAATATAAACTGGAACATTCAGTTTATCAAGTGCTACCAAAATAGATTTAATTTCATCTCTAAAGTTGTCAAATTCTTTACCAGATAGAAATGCAGATTCTGGTGTAAATTGTTCGACTCCTTCTGTACATTCTCTGAGAATCATACAACCCATTGCTGCAAGGCTGTATACTTTGACTGTTGGTTGTTTCTTTTCTAATGAATTAGCATTTACTGGAAAAGTTAGGGTTAATAATAACCCAACTGATGTAAGGATTTTTTTCATTCATCCCACCATCCTTCTTGTTTGTGAATCCAGACTTTCAAATCTTTTACATACTTTCTCAAGATCTGGGCCTGTTCTTCATGCCAATAGTCACCCGTATCCATCCAGATACGGGTGTGATTATCTATTGCTTTGAGAATCTGATGTATCGGAGCATTCCAACACTCCCTCTCTGGAGTGTTCCACTCTCGCGGCATAATACCTCACTTTTTCTTACCACCATTCTTTGCCTTTTTGGCAGTAGAATTGCCTTGGTTCTGCTTGGATTGTTTTCCTCCAGCAGAACCTTTTTTTCCCTTATTTGCAGATTTACTCATCAGACTCCTGTGCGAGGTTGAACGAATCCTTCCTCTAGTGCTTCAACTCTTTCTTCAAGACTTGCAGCAGGCATTTCTGCTACTGGAGTAGGTGGTTCTGGTGGAGCTTCAACCACCATTTCTTCTCTTTTTGGTCCTTCTTTTTTATCATCCTCATCATTATCTTTTTTCAAAGTATTAATTCCAAAAGTAGCCGCAGAGGCAGTAAAAACGGTCGCAATGAATGTTGGATCCATCTTAGCAAGCATACCAGCATAAGAAGCGGTAAGAAGTGCTGCAGACCAACTCAGAATTGCAATACGAATCACTTGTCCCATAGCTTTTTCCCTTTTGTTTTCCATCAGTCCGTGTGATTGATGTTCTTTGCTATTTAGGTTTTTAGAACCTAAATTTCACTTTTGCAGCAACAGAATTGTTAGTAACTCCGTTGTTTATACCATGAGAACCCTCAATGAATAACATTTCTTTATAATCAACAGAAGCACTTACACCATAAGAACTATCAGTACCATAAGCACCTTCTACACTGACACCGAAGAGATCTTTTTTCTTACCACCAAAACGAGTTTCTAATTTAACTCCAATCTCACCAACATGTGTAGTTTGATTAAATACATCTACACTTCTTGCGGATTCTGGTGAACCTGTTTCAACATACGCATTTCTATTCACATTCTGAACAGTATAACCAATAAATGGTTTTACTGATTTATTGAGATGCCAGTATAAACGATTAGAAATCCACCACTCGGAACCAATAGTAGATCCCTCATTATTAAATACACCTTCTACAGTTCTATTATACTTATAGTTACTATTCGCAATTGCAGCATTAGTATTCAAAGTGAATGTATTACCTCTGAGTTCACTGAATACACCAAAGTGATCTTTACTCTGTTGTGTCCTTGAGTCAACACCATTGAGGTTTATGTTAATTCTATTATACTGGAAACCAAGAGTCCAACCTTTAGTTACATCAAATTCAAATCCACCACCAAAGATTTTAGAATCTGCACTATAACCATCAGCATTATAGGACTGAACAAATCTATTGTTTTCAAATACTCTCAATCTTTGTTTACCTGCGGTTGGTTCATGATTTAGAAGTCCATTAATACCATCGTTGATTCCATCAAGAACTTCTAATTGGTCAATACGACCAAAGTAATCTCTGGATGCATAATACTCTGCATATGATGTACTAGTTTCGTATGCAATAACTGAAGGATCTGTTGTAACTACAGTGGGAGCACCGTTGGTGTAGACCTTTGTATAAACTGGTGTTGTTGTTACTGTTCTGATTGTTGGTGTGGTAACTCCAGTTGTGATGTGATGATTGACCTTTTGCTTTGCATCATTCTCAGTTGCGTTAAATCTATGTGCCTGAGTAACTGTTGGTGATGCACCAGAAGGAGCATAGGCAGTTCTCTGAACATCATAGGTTCTTGTCTTTACCCAATCGGATACTGTTGCTTGAGTAACTAAAGAAGTTCCAGGACCAGCATCAACAGTAGTTGTAGTGGTTGTTGGGGTTCCGGTATTAGTAACAGTTGTTCCATCACTCAATGTATCAACAGTGGTAGGAGTAGTTGTTGTAACTGTTGTGGTTGTTGGAATAGTAATGACTTCAGTATCAGTATAGTGTGTTTCTGTCTGATTACCACTTGCATCAGTTCCCATCACATGTCTGTGAGGATTATTTGTTACAGTTCTAGTTCCCGATGATGTGGAAGTGGTAACAATATCAGATCCAGCAGCAGTTGATACTACTGTTGGAGTTGATGGTGCTGGAGGTGTTACTGCTTGTCCAGTTGAATCGTTGATACCATCCCCATCAGCATCACCAGAAAGAAGTCCTGCAGAAAGAGAGACTGTTCCAGTACGAATTACTTGTGATGATGGATCCCAATCCATCGTTGGTTGTGCAATAGGATTATAAGTGAACTGATAATCACCAGCTCCTAAGTTGGTGAAGGTTACCCCCTGCCAAGTGTAACTTTGTGTTGATCCATATAGTGCTGCAGGATCTCCATAAGGAATGAGATTTACTCCATCTGACATGAAGTAGTTTGTTCCAGGAATTAATCCAGTTGGTTCAGTATTCTGTAGCAAAGTCCAATTGACTGTTGTAGGTGCGAAAGTATTTCCGTTGACACCTTGTAGGGTCATAGAACCCTCTGTAAAGGTAGTTCCCATGTGCCAGGAACCATACCAGAAGGTAACTGAACCGTTCCCATCACCAACATATCCTAATGAGTTGGTGTGTGCAAATGCTGCTGGTGCTCCCATCAAAAGAGCAGACGCTACAGCAAGCGCCCTTGTAGCGTAAGACATAGAAATCCTCTGTGACTCAGTGTGTACTAAACAAAACAAACCGAAGTGTGTTTAAAAAGTAAAGTATTCACCAAGTCCAGAGGACTCGGGTATGTAGATTCAGACCATTAAGATCAAGAATCAGTTATGACTGTAACTATTTATCCCTTTTTCCAGGCTTCACCTTCCGACTTTCTTCTACGAGCAAGTCCGGCTTCTACATTTGAACCAGGATTGCGGTAAAGATAAAGCGCATCGGGCACTAAGTCCCACTCTTTATTCTTCAGGCGTTTAGTAATAGTATTAAAGTTATCGCCACCGTAGAAACCAGCACCGAGATTATAAGCAAAGCTGAGC